CAGCTAATGGAATTACTACTGGAGTTCAGAGATGCCCATGTATCTATGGCTGACTCACTGGAATCGATTGAAAAGGTTATGCATGTCATAGCTGAGAGATTGGAGGCGGGAGAGAAATGATTGTGTTAACTAAAAGCGAAATCGATCTAGGCAGGGAAACCACTACAGCGGAGTTTATAGCTATCTACGGCCCATTACGCGGCGAAGAGATACTAGTGGCAGCGATCAACAACAAAGAGCATGAGGCGTTTCTGGATGCCATATTGGGTATAGAGCTTGATTCGCTCACCACTTAACCGAGCGCGTAAAGCAAAGGACTGCGCTATCTGCGGCGAGACCTTCACTCCTACCATGCGTAATGCCGCCGCGTGTAGCCCTACGTGTGGGCTTTCACTCCACTATAAGAAAGAGGCTAAGAAAGCTGAGAAGGCGTTCAATGCTGAAACCCGAAGGCGCAAGGATGAAAGTAGGCCTGTTAGCTGGCATGACAAAAAAGCTCAGGATTCAGTAAACCGATACATCCTGCTACGCGACTATGGGAGGCCCTGCATTAGCTGCAACAAACCCCACAGGCCAACAGACTCATACAAGCACTACGTTGACGCAGGCCACTTCAAGCGCCGGGGAGGGTTATACAGGAACCTCCGCTTCAATATTTTGAACATACACGGTCAGTGCGTCGAGTGTAACCGTGATATGTCAGGTAACGAGCTGGAGTATCGAAAGGGTCTGATTGAGCGTTACGGCCTAGAGCTTGTCGATAGCCTTGAATGCAATTCGGTCATGCACAAAATGGATGTGGCCTACCTTCAGCGCGTTAGAAAGATATTTGACCGCAGAGCGAAGTACTACCGACAACGGAGAGAGCAATGAGTGCAAAAGATACCCAAGTGGGAGGCGAACACTATCAACTCGCTATCCAGCCTATTGAATACATCCTGGCTAACGATATCGGATTCTGCGAGGGAAATGTCATCAAGTACATGACTCGCTGGAAGGAAAAGGGCGGTGTTGAGGATTTACGCAAGGCGAAGCATTACATAGAGCTGCTAATCGAGAGCCAGGTAATTGAGTGACGACGATGAGCCTATGGATGAGTCTGAAGATGTTAAGGATTACGACTGGTGATTGATGCCGAGGCACTGCAACTGCCAATCAAAGAGCTTAAGCAGCTATCGGAATATCTAGCTGATCATGAAGAGGATATAGCGTGGGGATTCAACGACTTTGAAGAGCTTAGAGACATATTCCATCTTATCTACGGGCGCAGTCCCAGGAAGGATCGCAATGATATGCCCGAGATGCAGTAAAGCACTAAAGCCTTTTGACGAAGCCGGTGATAGGGGTTGGAATTGCCCGTCATGTCATCACTATGACGCTGAGACAAACCCCAAGGAGGCAGAGCAAATACAGATCGACATAGCAAAGGCTAAATTCCTGAAGGATGGCGGCAAGATTGAAGTGGTAGACTACACGCAGAACCGATCGTTCAAAGACCCGATAAAGCGCACACGCAAAGACCAGATTAATACACTGAGGAATAGAGACTTAAACGGTTGACCCCAAAACCCAAAAAGCCCACTCGTGCATGAGCAGGCTTCTTTGAAATATCCGACCGAAAGCAATCGAGGCAGATGCCATGAATTATACACCACAACTTTCATAAAATATATTTAAATACCCATAACCCTATCGACTGATAGTTTATGTACCAACTGGGCAAGCTGAGGAAACAGGGCAAACACAGTAACGGCGGGGCGGAGAAAAGTGGAGAAAGTTTCTCCATTACAGACTTTAGGATAAACCCTAGACACAACCCTTTAATTTGTGCATAGACTGAAGTCCGGCCTTGTCGTGAGACACGCTAAATGTTCCAAATGTGTTTACATCCTCTTGCGTCCTCCGGGGCGCGTTTTTTTGTCCAAGGCCACTAGATGGCTGGCGGCAGACCTACGAAAATGACGGAACTAACAGTCAAGAAACTTGAGGATGCTTTCATGCTCGGGTGTACTGACGTTGAGGCATGTTTCGCCGCAGACATCTCCAAGCAAACCCTCTACACCTACCAGGACAACAATCCAGAGTTTATAGACCGGAAAGAGCGGTTGAAGTCTAACCCTGTATTCAAGGCCCGCAGCGTTATCCTAAGCGCACTTGATGACAAGGATATCAACACAGCGCATAAGATCATTGATCGCAAGGAAGGCAGCAAGCTAGCGGTCACAGGCGATGTAACCGTCAAGCACAGTTGGTCCGTCACCGGAGTTACCAGTGAGTAGCGCAGCCGTAGACCTACAAGCGACTGAGAAGCTGACATGGCTACTGTCTAAGCCCAAGCGGGTCAAGATCGCAGTCGGTGGCCGAGGCAGTCAGAAGTCCACAGCCGTGGGCGATTTCATGTTGATGTTTGCGGATTGCGGCGATCGTATCTGTTGCACCAGAGAATTCCAGAACAGCATTGATGACTCAGTACACGAAAGCCTACGCCAAGAGATCGAGCGGCTGGGGGCATCAGCCAACTTCACAGTGATGGCGAATGAGATCAAAGCCCACAGCGGCGGAGAGATTTTCTACAAAGGATTGGCGCGCAACATCACCAGCCTGAAGTCTATCCACGGGGTTAATAAGCTCTGGATTGAAGAGGGGGAATCAGTCAGTGAAAAGTCGCTCAGGGTATTAACTCCCTCTATTCGTAAATCAGCAGCCGATAACGTCATTGATATTGACGGGGAGAAGCCTCCCGAAATCTGGATAACTATGAACCGTGGGAGTTCCAAGGACGCGATCAGCAAGAAGTATCTCAAGCGCGCGGAGGCATCACTGGCCAAGACCGGATTCTATGAAGATGACCTGATGATGGTGGTCGAGGTGAATTGGATGGACAACCCTTGGTTCCCTCCGGAGCTAGAGCAGGAGAGATTAGACGATCTCGCTAACCTACCCAGGGCAGAATATGACCATATTTGGGAAGGCAAATACTCCGATACCGTGGACAACGCCATCATTGAGCCCGAATGGTTCGATGCCTGTATTGATGCTCACATTAAGCTGGGGTTCGATGCCGTTGGACAAGAACGCGTGGCCTATGATCCTGCCGACTGTGGAGATCACAAGGCAGTAGCGTACTCCCACGGCGTTGTAATCAAAGATGTTCAGTCTACCGATGCAGGAAGAATAGACACGGCCACCGATTGGGCCACGTCATTCGCTATCGACAAGAAGCCTGATACTTTTACATGGGACGCTGACGGTGTTGGCTTAGGGCTCAAACGTCAGATCACGGACGCCTTCAAGGGCAAAAAGGTAGTGGTTGAGTCATTCCGGGGCTCTGAAGGTGCCGACAATCCCAAGCAAATATACGACCCGATCAACAGTGAAGTTAAGAAGCCCAAGACGAACAAGGACGCATTCCTCAATAAGCGTGCTCAATACTACTGGATGCTCAGGGACCGCATGTTACGCACGTACCTGGCGGTAGAGAAGGAAAAGAAAGCGATCAACCCCGACGACCTAATTAGCTTCTCTTCAAGCATTGAGCAGCTTCAGGCATTGCGCTCGGAGTTATGCAGAATCCCCCGTAAATACAACGGTTCAGGCCGCATTCAGCTCATGTCCAAGCCTGAGATGGAAAAGCTTGGCATTGACTCCCCAAACATGGGTGACGCTGTAATGATGTTGATGCGCCCGATTGAAGTTAACGACGAAGTAGAGACAATCAATTTCGCTGGATGGAACAAATGAAAGACAAAACAGACAGTGATGATCTCCCCAACCACGAAAATCATGCGTGGGTACTTGAGCATTTAAAGAAAGCCCAGGACGCAGACCACGACAACCGCGAGCAAGTGCGCGAGGCTAAGTTGTTTACCACTAAACGCGATGGGCAGTGGGAGTCTTATTGGTGGAATGCCAATGACGGCAGGCCCCGTTTTTCGTTTGACATGACCAATCCCATTATCGACCAGATCGCGGGTTATATGGAGCGCTCAGACTTTGATATCAAGATTTCACCGGCTGGCAATGATGCAACGAAAGATATCGCGGAAACCTATGACGGTTTAGTTCGCAACATTGAGAAGATGAGCAACGCGGTCCAGGTATTCAACAGCGCCGGGCGTAGCATGGTTGTCGGTGGCTTGGCAGGCTGGCGAGTTGTCCAGGAATACGTTGACGGCGATTCATTCGATCAAGACTTGATTATTAAGCGCGTGGGTAACTTTGAGGATCGCGTGTGGTTTGGCCCGTTTGAAGAGCCAGACGCCTCAGACGCTGATTATGGCTGGGTATTATCCGGCTTATTGCCTGAAGACTTTAAAACCAAGTACCCAGAGGCCACAGAAGGCTCTGTAGGCTCTGAT